TAGATTAGCAATAGCATCATTAATTCCATCCGTACTTAGTGTATCACCAAAGGCTTTAAACAGCTTCTTTAACCCAGCCGTGCCGTCGGTCGACATTAATAGTATCGCATCGCGCATTGCGTCAACGGATTGTATGTTGCGGTTATATGCCGTAGTCTGAGCATCGATAGCAGCAATAGATTTAGCTCGCTCTACACTACCGTATTTAACTGCATTGGCGTGTAAATTAGCCGCTTTCGCTCCTTGCTCATAGAGAATTCTTGAATAGTCTAATTTCTCATTAGCTTCACCAAGTGCGCTCTTGAATTTATCACGCAAAGAAATCTGCTTCTGAATACTAACTTCTTGAAGTCGTGATACTCTCAATTCTTCGACTTCATCCTTAGTTAAACCCTTTATTGCGACCGCCTGCCCTTTGAGCTTTGCGGTTAATTCAGCAACCCTGACCTTTGAGCTAGTCAAAAGCTTTAAAGCATTATTACGAATATCTTGCGTTTTCTTATCAAGTTCGTTTTGTTTTTGCTGTGCTACGAGTTGTTTCTTTTTTGTGACCAGCGCGATTAAATCTTGTCCGTGTATTTTCTTCTCGATTAGCCCGAGCTTATAGGCTTCTACGCCTTTTTTGCCGATTAGTAGGATTGATTTATCTAGGGTGGTGTTTTCTCTTGATAGTAATTCTCGGTATTCATCAGCATCCTTGTTCTTCTTTTCGTTATTTTTTATAATTTCTTTTTGTGCTTTAGTAAGTTTTACAGTTCCTCCTGTTAGTCCTTTTATAGCAGTATTATTACCATAAATTTTTGTCGATGTAACAGCCACCGATTTACCCAGCGCATCGAATCTCGTTTGTAGTTTATTTAATGATCCTACTTGACTATCAACTACTTTCTTTTGAGCTTCAAGTTCTTTAGTAAATCTGCTTTTAACTCCTCTCTTCACAGACCCGCTTCCTCTTGTGAGTTTCCTACGGTTGGCTGGATCATGCAAATAAGCATACTGCTTAGCTTTTAAGCTTCCTAGCTTTGCCTTAGCATTTTCAATTTCGGCTTTAGAGTTCAATATTAAATCCTGAACCTCGCCTTTTATTTCTGCGCGTCGATCTTTAGTAGCCATCACATATTCAGATGAAATACTATTCACATGATTAAGAATATTTGCGTGTGTTTTGTGCGTCCCGTTGCTTAAAATAACAGTGTTTTCTAGGTTTCTAGTTTCTTTATTTGATGATATTAACCATGCAGCCATACCAGCCAAGCCAAGAACAATTAAACCAATCGGGCCGCCCATTAATGCAAGCGCAATACTCGCACCACGCATAGCAATAGCCATGAAGTTTGTTGCAATAGTAGCAACCCCAAGTGATGAGGCGTAAGACACAAGTCCGATGACAGCGGTTGCTGTACGACCAGCAGTTAAAAGCATCGCAGGGGCTAATCTTGCCAGCATTACACTAGCCAAAACACCTACTGCGGGGGTAAGTAAGTCCATATTATCAGCGAGTATTCTCATAGCTGGCGTGACAACAGTAAGTAAAACAGTGCCTAATTTAATGAATTCAGCCTGACCAGACGCAAGCAATCGTTTGAATTGGAATCCTGGACTATTAGCCATTTTGTCAAAAGCTTCTTTCGTAGCCCCTGCTTTATTCTTCATTTGTTCTAGTGTTTCATAAAAGCTAATACCAGCTTGTCCAGATAAAGCCAGAACTGGAACTAGTGCCTCTACACCACCAAATAGCTTAGCCATCGCCTTAGTGCTTCCACCTGTTTTATTTTTAATATCAGTTAAGAATCCAGCTAGTCCTTTTGATTCAAGACCCGCAGCATTAAACTGGATGCCTAATGCCTTAGCTTGGTCTTGCGCTTCTTTTGTTGGTTTAACCACGGATGCCATGATAGCGCGTAAGCCAGTCATTGATTCAGTGGTAGATATGCCACCCTTCGTAAGTGCCGCAACGCCTGATACAAGCTCATCAAAACTAACGCCAGCCTGTGCCGCCAATGGTGCGACTTTACCTAGCCCTGCTGATAACTCTCCAATTGTAGTTTTACCCGCTTTCATAGCAATAAACATCGCATCAGAAACAGCGGTAGCACCTTGGACTTTATCTCCGTAAGCGTTCATAACAGACGTAAGCCCATCAGCTGCCGTAGTAATATCGGTTACACCACCAACCGCTAATTTATTAGCCGCGGTAAGTGTATCAGTTGCTTCTTTTGCTGTTGATGCACCAGCACTGATGATCTGGTAATACGCTTTAGGCTGAGCTTGAAGATTACCAAATGTTTTAGCTTGCTCTAATGCAGATTCAGATAGTTTCTGCATGTCAAAGGTAGTTGTATCAACAAGAGTAGAAACTTCTGCCAAAGAATCCGCATAGGCAGCAGATTGTGAGATAACAACAGCAAACACGCCACTAGCCAGCAAACCTTTAAGTCTAGAAAATTGTCCCATCATCGACTTAGCGCGTATTTCCATGTGCGACATTCCGCGTTCTGCTTTTTCACCAGATGCGCTGAATTTATTTAGTTCTTCTTTTGCTTGCTTGACTTCAAGTGATTTAACTCTGAGAACTAATTCTGCGACATCTACACTCATCATTTGCTCCCTTTTTTGTCATCGTTGAATTCTTGTGCTTGCTTTATCGCAAGATCACGTCTTTTCCTGAAGTCTTCAGACATATAAGGCGGTTCACACCCTTCATCTCTGTATTTGTAAATGCCGTTTTGCATTGCATCGCATGAGTTTTTTAGTAGCTCAGATTCAAAGCCATTAAAAGAAACACCCGTTTTATTTTCGAAATTAACCAGATTTGACCAGTTAAATTCTCCAAATCCAAACCTTTCGAATCTTTTAATTAACCATCCGCTTGCGTCTGACAAGGGTGGTAATTCTTTAAGTTTTCTATGCTTATTGGCACTACCCCATGCTATTTGATTAACATAAAGCAATACCTCATCACCAATAAAACGTCTTAATCTTCTTTCTCGTTTCCCAATGTATTTAGATGTGAATCCAATTTAGCGGGTATTTTTCTCAAGACGGGATTTACGAAGAGCTTCTTTACTGCATCACCGGTCAAATCATCTTTACCCATGCCTGTGATTTTTGTAACAATCATTGCAAGGGCTTTCTTTTCATTTAATGAGAGCGATAAATTAACAATCATTTCCTGTGCGCCGTTGATTTTCACCTCATCTCTAACTTTGTAGCGAGACTTTGCTTCTTCCCACTCTTTCGATGCTTTAGTGTATCCGTGAATAACTACTGCTGGCTTATTGCCGTCTTCGTCTGCGATAACAAGCTCGGTTTCATTTGTTTCAGCAAAATACTCTTCTGAAAAATACTCTTGCTCTTCTTTTTTAACTGTCATTTTTGTAAATTCTCTGTTTATTAAATTATAGAGGGTAAGTTTTAACTCTTAACCCTCAAAGAGTACCGAGCTTAATATTGAGTGATATTAAGCAGGGATATCAATCCGCGCACCGTTGATCTCAAGTTGTCCTTTCCATACAACCTCGTCACCGTCTACTGTTGTATCTCCTTCTTGAGATACCAGTCCTTCATAATAAGTTACGTGACCATTTGATAGCGTCCGTCTCGCATACACACTATTATCTGATGCGTTTCTGAATGCGTCATGTAAAATAACTTGACCACCATTTGCTGGATCAAAACCAAGCTCAATGGATTGGCTTCCTTCATCAATTGAGCCTAGTATTTTTTTGACTTCCTGAGAGCAAATGCGCTGGACAGTTGTCAATGATCGTGTTGCATTCAAATCACCACTCACGCGTAGTTCTGTTGATGGTGTCCATGCTAATGCTGCAAAACCAACAGCGTCATAAGTAACTGGTTTTACTGCGCTAAACGACATACAAGTTCCAGCGCCTTTGATTGGTTGTGCCATTACTAACTCCTTATTTAATTGTTAATTGACCAGCATTAACCCATTGTTGAGCTTCTGCTTTTGGCATTTCTGCCGTTAAAACGCCTTTTTTATCGGCAGTGAATTTGTGACCAAACATAAATACTTCACCACTTCCTGCATGTTTGGCTATTACCGTTACTGTGTCTTTCTGTTCTTTCTTCATTATCTAATCCTACTTAAAAAGTGCTACTCTGAAACTAACGTGTATCGTGTACCAACCATCAGACTGAACAGCTGGCGATAAATCTCCTTGCTTTTCGGTGTGATAATTAAACCCACCTGAAGTAAATACAAACCCTTTTGGGGTAGTGTCTTTCAATTGTTGAGCAAATTTCAAAGGTTTAATTGGACCAATTCCATCTCTCACATAAACGCTTGCTTGTAATATCCATCCGTACTTAGATCGGTTACTGCAAGCACTTAATGATTCGCTCGGTACTGGCAATAAAGACAATCTAATGTGACTATCTTCAAATACATCAGCAATATTGGGTTTAGAAACAGGAAGAATATTCAACCCATTTACATGATTAAACATAGCCCTTAGCGCATGTTCTTCCATTACCTGTATTTCCTAACCATGTCTCGAATAATTCTTTGCCATTGCGCTGCCGAAACTCTGAACATACCCGCCGGTGCTTGTTGAGAATGACCTTCATATTCAATTCTTTTAGCGTATGGCTTTGCTGTTGCAAAATTATACGTGTCACCAGCTTTTAACTGAGAGGTGACTACCGAAATATCGCCACCGTCATCACTTGTTCTTACTTCACCGATAGAAGGGGTTAAAGATTTTCTTAAATCCCCTTTATCAACTGGTGTAGCAATCTTAGTAAGTGTCGATACCTCTAAGCACCCGCCACGCTGTACATTACTCATCAGTTTTATACGGCTATCAATACCAGCATCCAACCAACTCACAATCGCGCCTGTATTTTGTAAATAATCGAAGTCGTACCTGGCTTTACTGATTTAACATCCACAATACTGTAATCTGTCGATCCATCGCGCAATCTCATGTCGTTTCTAGGCTCAATCAATGAATCCACGAGTATCTGTAAGTCGCCTAGTTTAATTAGGTTGCCATCAATATCTGATGATTTAAAAGCTATCTGTACGCCTTTAATATCGTGCGGCATTTCTTGTTGAGACGGATCAAGTACATCACCTGAATTGACTATCTCAACTAACTGCATCTGCCTCCCATTTTTAGCAATCAATCTTGTAGCTAAACTAACGAATGAATCATGCATTATCGCACCAGTTCAACATTACCGACCGTACTATCTGTGCTGCCTATCAAATCAGAGATAAAGCCTAACGCGACAGCCAGTACGTTAGATTCGCCACCTTCAAAGTATTCCACTTCTAATACATCAATCTTCTCTTTTTTAACCTGTGCAGTGCTTGTGCTTGCTGGGTTAAATCCTAATGAGAGACGATAGGCTATTTCTGCCTGAGCTTTCTTCATTGATTCTGTAACCGTAAAAGTTATTGAATGCGATTCTTTCCACGGCAACTTAATCATCTCATCGAAGGAGCGAATCAATAGTGGCTCTTTGCTTGCTGTTACTTCATAGCCGCGATCTGATAAATAACCATCCAAAAAGGCAACATCAATAAATGTGTTGCCTCCGCTTGGTGTGCCATCTTCTATTACAAGAGCCAATTAATTCTTAGGAGCTTCGGACTTCTCAGTCTTGGGCTTCTCTTCCTTCTTAGGAGCTTCGGACTTCTCAGTCTTGGCAGGGTCATTAACCACCTCGACTTTAATACCTAAACCCTCATAAGCCTCTACGATATTCGGATAATCGCCTATAATCCCAACTTCCGTTATGTTGCTTTTAGGCTCGCCAAAATAATCAGGGTTTGCAAAAACAAAATCACGGTCAAAATCATCTTTATTGATTTGACCAGTGGTATATAAAATTTTCATAGTCTATCCCTTATATTACAGGTGCAACGGTTAGCATTACACCAGCTGTAGATTTAATGTCCATGTATGCTTTAGTCCAGTTTACTGGAGATGCAAGCGCCGCTAGATCTGGGTCATTTCCACCAGTGAACTTGTAGCCAAGTATTTCAAGGTTAAACGTGCCTTCCGCAGTGTATGAGATTGTCGCGTTCTTAGTTTTACCTGTTTTTTCGATGATAATCTCAGGAGCTTCCGAGTTACTTTTGATGCGACCAGCACCTGTTTGCAACGCAAATATACTGTGATGAGTAGCATCTGCTGATAGTGTTCCTTCATCGGTCACGAGATAGCGTCTATCTCGTGTAGCAGGTTGACCACCGTAAACAACAACACCAGCCTCACCTGTTAGTTTTGCCGCAATAGCATTCTTAACAAGTCTCACATGAGCATTAGAGTGGAAAAGCAACATATCTAATGCTTGCTCTTTATCTTTAAAAAGATGCAGTAAATCAATAATTGCGTCAACGTTAAAATCTGTAGCGGTAGCTTGTGCTGTCGCTTCCGACCCGATCGCCCCCTTTAGTGCTGCGATCATTGCAGCAATCTTGAATTTCATCTCGTGATTTGCAGACTGCATTCCCATTACCGCTGTCCACTCTTCCTCTGAGTGATTCCCGCGTTTTAGATCGTTAATCTGCTGTTGCATATCAGGCGTTGCCCAGGGGATTTTAATGCTATTTGTTTCGCCTTGATTCGCATTAACTATAGTTTTATTTCCTACTGCTAAGCGATCCTGATGCGATACGGCCATGGTATCAAGCCAGAACTTTTCTGTATTGCTATCCCCTTTCATGCGCTCATCTGAGATCAAGAGCGCATTGTTTGAGCTGGCGTTCCACACTTCCATATTTGTTTCGAGCTGTGATTGATATGCTGATTGTGCGAAATCGTTGTGTACTATGATTCCCATTGTATTTACCTTTAATTAATTTGTTCAGGAGTTCGTGTGTTAGGCAGTTTATCAAACTCTTTTTGAGAGTTTTTAGTGATGAATTTCACAATCTGCTTGGGGCTTAATTCAGAGCGATAAATACCATCGTGTGATGACTTTCCGACACCTTTAGAGCCACCTTTAGACCCGCTGCCTTTAGAGCCTTTAAATATTTGTATTCCTTCTTTTTTCTGCAAGTGTTGTAAATAATGCTTTGCTTTGAAGTTCTTGCCGTTCTTGCGCGTTAGAACTTCGCCATTATTAGCGTTTCTAAACGTGCCTTTTTTGATATTTACAAGCGGCTTCTTCCCGCTTGATGTCTTAGCTTTACCTGATGCGAACATCTTAACCATCTTAGATGCGCCCTTGCTCGCGCCAGCCTTCGCTAAAGCATCACCAAGCATACGATCACGGTCAGCATTAATTTTTATCTGCTTGGCTTTTGATTTATTCTTAGCTGCTTTCTTCTGGATTGATGATAGTTGCTTTTGCAATCCTTTAACCTCTTCGCTGGCGCTCTTAGGTTTTTTTGACATAGAAAGACTTTTAATTACCTTCCTCTGCTTTTTAAGCCGCTTCTTTAATTTAGATTTGTTCATTTCCTGCCTCGGTGTAGATGTTTTAAAGCAGGTTACTATTGATTATTTTAATTTTTGCTTTTTGTCATTACATTTTCTATGTCTGATCTTTCGCGTTCCTGTCTTTGCTCAATAGCAACACGCAAATATTCAGCCATGCTTTCACCTCTATTAGTTGCGCTCTGTCTTAGCTTTCTTTTAAACCAGCTTGGAAATCTAACTTGCAGATAATCAGAAGATGAGTTGTTAGCCATGCAATTTATCCAGCTGCTTTAATGTATAAACTTTGTTTATTTTCGGATCAACAAAATCAGTAAGCTTGTAGATTCCTTTTTTGTAGCTCTCATAGCGTGATTTGCCTAGCCATTTCCGCTGGAATTTAGAATCTTGAGTGGCAAACCATTGCGCGTAGGTTGTATTACCTGCTACCTGCCCTATTAAGCCCTTGCGTTTGTTTTTAGGTATTTTAGAAACTGATTTGAATGATGCTACAAAAGGTCTTTTGCCTTCTAATTGAATATCGGGTACTAACTGGCAACGGCAAAAAGGATGTGCGCTGAAGGGTGGTGTTTTACCCTGGCTATAGGGAGAATTAATTTCATTAGCAGCGCAAATTTTGCACATTCTGCCATCAAGTGTTCCTAACCATCTAAACTTAGTCTTCGGGGCTATCTTCTTAATTCCTGTATTCATAGCATTCCAACCAGATCCAACGATTAGCTGGTCTATTGTCGGCTTGTAAATTCTATTGTCACGCCAGAAAAAAAAACCATCTGTGTAGTTTAAAACTCTCGTACCTTTTAGAGTTTGAATAGGATCATTATCAGCTTGTACGCTCATGGCAATATCGCGCCTTAATCGTTCCATCGTGCGAGATTGAACGGTTTTTATAGTTTGCTGTATGGTTGCGCCAGCTATAACCTGTTGAGCTATCTTTTTTGGTTTAGGTCGTGGCTGGTCAGAGCCAAACATTTTGTAAGTGAACCAAATTTCCGAGCTGATGTAATCTGTAATCTCTGCTACAAGCGCACTTGTGACTAATGCAGTCTGCATGTTAATAATGCTATCAAGTGCCTTGCTTAGCTCTTTGTATGTTTTATTTCGTGTGTTGTTGCTGAGTAATGCGCTAATATCTGTCGATGAAGCGGTATCCATGAATTTTTGCAGAGCCTTGATTATCTGCGCATCGCTTTTTTTAAAAGAGCGTAATTGCTTCGCTGTTACCCCTCTAATATAACGCTCAAGATATGACTTCCTTTGTAGATACGCGTCAATCATTAGATAGCTTCGCCGTTCTTTATTTTCTTTCGATAAGCATTAAAATCTAGTTCGTTATTTTTGATTGGCACAATTATGTGGCCCTGATTGTGCAAGTACCTCCACATATCTTCTTGTGCGATATTCCCCTGCAATGTACCTTTTTCGTACATTTCTACAGTATTTTTATCGAGGGGCTTTTCAACAAGCTCAACATCCATTTTAAGTATGACTTTGTCAGGATCGCTACCTACCATCAAGGCGCATACCCTCAATGCCTCGGCTAGCTCTTCTATTGCTAGCTGCACTAAATCAGATAGCTTGACCTCTTTAGCTGCTGATCGGGTTTTTAGTGCCTCACCTGTTTCTGCCGATGCTTTCTGCTGAAATCTAACGCCCATCTCTACAGCTTCGTCAAACCGAGTTTGCATGGAAATTCGGCATGGTTCAATGCCGTCAGTTCCGACGCTTACATATTTTGCATCATCTCCGCGTTCAAGCTTTAATGCAGATTGAGCACCCATATCAATCGCATTAAATTTATCTGAATCCGTATCAGATGTAATTAATAATTTAGGTATACCGAGCTTACGAGTGATTGAGTAATAGTTTGCTGATTCTTGGTAGCCTTTCTCAAGCGCATAAGCCGCCCCAAGCAACGGAATAACTTCAACCTCCACAATGCGAATAGGAATAAAATCTATTCTTTTCCCTGCTATCTCTGGATAAGCGTCCTCAGAAGTTTTTCCCCATGTTTTATTTTCTTCTTTAATCCAAGTCTCAACGACTACAAATCCATCATCATCAATCCTGAATATCCGCACCTGTTCAAGTGATCTTCCTTTTTTATCTTTTTTGTCGCTATCTTCCGACAAAGAAACAAAAACTAGATTATTGTTTTCATATTTTGTTTTAAAGATATTTGTAGACTCATACAATGACAAATAAGGAGCTTTTTTATCGTTATCATAATCCGCTAATATTGCGAACCGCTTTGATACAAGTAAGCCCTTAATAATATCTCTCAATATCGCTACTAAGCTATTCCCTGAATTATCTGCATGATATTCTAATCCTGCTATCTTCTTTGGTAAAGAAGATGTTAAACCAGATTTAAAAGCAAGCCCTACCATTTCGTTCAACATATCACTTAGAATATTTTCAGGAAAGTAAGCCCCCGCAAGATATTCAGCGTAAAGCTCTTTTTCTTTTTCTTTTCCTACAAAATCGGCTGGCTTTGGTAGATAAGTTTCGCCATTATTATCTTCTTTCACTCTTGATTTTTTAAAAAAATCAGTAATTATTTTTGATTCTTTTTGAATCTCGTCGTAGCTAGTGTTTTTTTCTTCTGGGTTGAAAATTGGCATTGTTACCACCCTAATCTTTGTTCGTTGAATGTTTCTATTTTTGGTTTATTAATCGGCATTTCGTAAGCTATGACGTAGCCAAAAGCATCTAACATATGATCGTGCCCGCTCTTTTTGTCAGGCTCGCCATTCTTATCATAAGCCTGTTGCTCTAAGCATTTAACTAGCTCTGGGCATTTATTAGAATTTACCTTAACCCTGTTATTGATGAGGGCCATATTCACAGCTAACACACGATCTTTAACAAGAGGATTAGTGCTTTTAAATCTTGTACTGTATTTTTCATTAATCATTGAAATATCAGAAACACTAGCCCCTTTTGAGCTTTTATTTTTGCCACTCGAATCTGGGTAGAAGATTATATTTCTCTTCGGGTATTTCTCTGCAACAACTTCTAACATTCTTGGTGTGTCAGCTAATCCGTGCAATTCATCTACAGCGTGATAAATATCATCGCGCTTCACATAGATAATGCTCGCCATATCATACACATTAAAATCTTGACCTATGTAAATAGTATCGTTTTCTTGTACTGTCTCAATGCTGTTGCATTTCTTTCTGTCATAATTTCGGTATACGCTTCCGCTTGTTAAATTTACAAATTGACCGTTTAAATAAGCCTCTATCAGCTCCTCTGGGTAGGTTTCAATAAGTGAGCTAATGTAATCATCGGGGATATTCTTTTCATTATCATACGTTGATGCTTGTATTAATCCGTAGCTCTTAGTTGGGCCATCGAAGAACTTTTTGTAGACAAATTTGAATCCTTCTGGTGTTGTAGTTACATCGACACCATTTCTCACGTCTTTTCCCTTATACGACATTCTCGCAATGATCTTATTCCATGCTTGATCTGCTTTATGCACTGGCATTGTGTCTATTTCATCACATAACGCATCACCTATCTCAAAACCAATGATTGTCTCGGGGTGCTGCATTGACCTACATATTACTGTTCCTATGTAGCTTCTGCCGTTGTAAATATGAACTTCTTTATTGCCCTCTCTGATCTCACACCTAACGCCCATTGCGTGACAAACTTTATCAATTGTCGGGAAAAAAATATCTCTAATTTGAGGATATGTCGGTGCGAAGTACCCTTGATTAACTTTAGGATTTCTTAAAAAATGATCAATCCTTGCCGTCGCTCCTATCCATGTTTTTCCTCCACGAAAACCAGATACAAAACCTCTGAACTTATGAGGCATCTGCAGAAATTGTCCTTGAGGTTTATTTAGCCTTACTTGCATCTTCTATCACGTATTTAATTGATTTAACTTTCTTAGCTTCGTCTTCGGCCACTGTTCTATCTATTTCTCTCCAACCCATTCGGGTTTTCATGAAAAAAATCTGCGCTTGAACATTTCCATCCCTGCACGACTTAACCAATAACCCCGCTATTTCAGCCCCTAGAACCAATGATGAAGTTCTTACGGTTTCCTTATAGTGTTTCATTAATGTTTTGACACTAATGCCGAGAGAACTTGCTATCTTCTCTTGAGTAACACCGTATTGGCTGTACTCTTTAACTTGCTTAGTTGTTTCTTTTGTCGGTTTATGAGTCATATTTTCTTTATAGTCGGTAAAATAGGCATTTCACTCATCAAGCCTAATAGTTACCGTGGGCTTCCATTCTTAATTATCGTATGGGTTTTTGTTGGCATTTTTTTAAGCGCTCGGCTACACAGACCCTTTCTTAACAAAATTATCAACTAAACGCTCTTTAATACTCCGTCGTTTCGCGCACATAAATCTAAACACTAGTAAAGAAAATATATTTAATACCATATTTGCTAGTGTTATATAAATAATTGCTGTCACCTCTGTTTCATCAAACACGCTGGCTGTAGCGTATAATATATAAAATACCACACCCAACATAACCAGCCACGACACAACCAAATAAGGAGCAACCCACAAGCATGGGTGATTTAAAAAAAATCTTTCGCATTTAGTTAATATCATCTTTTTAATTTCTCTTTTAGTAACTCATCTGCGATTGCTTGCAATGGCGCTAACTTATCTATGCAGTTCTTATGCGCCTCTGTTGAGTGCCTTAGCTGTTCTGTCAGCCTTGCCATTTCTTTCGCTATATTTAAGTCATTCACCGTAACTGGCTTGTATTTTTTTTGATACGCTAATAAACCTATTGCACCAACGACTACACCCACGACTAATTGAGCGTATTCAATTGCAAAAGTTAACCCTTTTTTTGCGGCTTCTAAATCAACCTCCATTATTTTATTTTCCCTTATTACCAGTTATATTAATTACAGCACCCATTTATGCACAAGATAACGTCTATTTCTGTGCATGAGTATGCATCGCGCCCATTATTATTTTCTGATTCTTGCCAAGTTGGTTGAGTGTTTTGATTATCTTCTTCTGGTTTTTTGTCAATATAGCGATTGTTTGGCTTGTTGTTGTTTGTGCTTTGGCTTGCGCTTGTATTGTTGTTGTTTGCTTGTTGTCTATTTGACTGCAAGCGGATAAAAGGAATATTGGCATCAGTAATAATATCAACAGGGTTAATTTTTTCATTTTGCGATACTTCCTTGTTTAGTTTATTGGCTTGCTTTTGCAGTTCGATTGATTGTTTTAGAACTTGATCAACTGATGTATCAGCAGGGAATAGTTGAGATTTTATATATGATATTCCCAGCAAGATAAATGCGATTGTTGCTAGTGTTCCTATTACTTTTTTACTTAGATAATCCATTAAAACTTAAACTCCACGCCTGTCATTAGTCTATCTTCAATCGTAGCTTTTCCATTATTCATGCTTTCATATACTGCTTCTAAAGATGCTCT